GCTAAGTCTCGCTCTTTGAAACTCCAATTGTGCCTTGGCATGATCTAATGCGGTCTCTCGAGGAATGATGTGCTTCTTTAGGGATGTAACTCTTTTATATGCATTCAGCAATCTGACCTGATCCTCCTTGGGGGTATATACAATACCTTCATGCTCGACATGATCCTCGAAAACATCGATCTTCTCCTCAACCACTTTCCACGCTGCTGGAGGTAGCCCTTTCTCACAAAGGATGATAATATCTCCCTCAATTGTCTTCAGTTCAAGCGTGCAATCGGCCGCGCACAATGCATCAACAGAATTAATAAATTCAACATAAGTTCCTGGTTCTTGCGGTAGGGTACCACCTTTTGGTGCAGCTTTATATAGCGTCATACAGGTGTTCAATATCGAGAAAATGCGAGCTTCATCGTGGATGGTTAAATATTTCCTCAGACCAAGAGGGTTTGTTTTCATGGTGTCGATAATCTCTGCTAGTGGATGATCAATTGCATTGACTATGAAATCAACATGCTTTGGCCGCATAAATTCCGTAATTCCTCCAAGTACTGTAGTCGTACTTTTAGTAGTAGGATTTCCTAGCATCTCTTGAACCATTCCCTTTGCCTGTGAGTGCACAATTTCGAATTCCTGGCCTAACCGTGTGACCTTGATCTTGATTATTTTATCCATCATCTCCTGTGTTAGTTTCCTTTGCGTATCTCTCTGTGTATAGTATGGTCCGACTCCATATCTTCGTCCGTAATAAAAGCTAAACACATCGCAACGTCGTTTTATAATGTCATACCTTTCCTTCTGATCATCTCGCAGAACTCCTGGGTTAGCTGTGAAAATGCACACTTCTCCATTTTGGTATGCTTCATCTGCTGCTTGACAAGCCTCCTCAAACTTCTGGGTGGTAAGGGTGAAGTCTTCAAATCGTCTTGTCTTAGGGAAAAGTTCTGAAACACATGTCTTTCCCGTCCCTGGTGGTCCCTCGAGCAAGATGCTCTGAGTTGTGGTTCGAGTAAACGTGCCACCTGCAAATGGAGTAATGGCCTCAGTAGAAGTATTCATGGACTCTAAAAATTGGTGAGACCATTTCTTAAAAACTTCATCATAAGGGGGATCGAATCTCAAACGAACTATCATATTAGCGATCTCAACATTGGATGGAATTGGATGATGATCGCAAACTCTTGTAGAAACCCGCATAGCATATGCCAAATTGACAATGCATTCAGAAGTGGGAAACATCTTTGGAAGAATAAGAGCGTCCGGAATAATAGTTTGGGGGTTATCCCTGTTGCCTCCAGGTAAATTGCGACAATCTTGAATGGGAATTATTAGTAATTTTGAATAATTTGTTGCTGAGTTGTAAGGATCTTCCGCAAAATCTCGATCAAATGTGGGAGGTTGAGTTCGTAGATTTGCGCGAGGAAAGGATGGTATCTCCGAAAGAGCATCATAGAATCGTCTTCGATTGTACAATTCTCGTTGAATGGTCCATTTCTTCAAAGACTCAACAGTAACTTCCAGTTTATTGCCCTGAAAATTTATTATGTTAAGATCCGCTGCATTTTCTCCAAGTGGGGAAACTGGTCTTTGGAGATAAAATTTAGTTGGATTTTCGGCCATCCATGTAGGGGATGGGTAATGGCCATTGTCTTTAACAAATTGAGCGGCTGCGGGGTTGTGAGCGTGAATAACAACATCTCTGCGTCGATACAAAGATTCGGCATCAGTAATGGTCTTTGATCCCTTCACGCCTTCTGCAAGCGAATGGTAAATGGATGTGGCAACCATAATCATGGGGTTTATTGCTTTGCCCTTCTCATTTATTGCTGCTCCAATTGTAGTGCTGGCTCCTCCGTGGGCATGTAGCACCCATTCTCCAATGTCAAGGTGATCCTGCTGTTGTCCCATATCATCATAAAGGAGAATTGGTTGTCCGGCGTATCGCGACCAATATTTATCCATGCACTTCCGATCGTAGTGGGAGCAGTTATACTCCTTGTTCATCTCTTTTATATACTGTTGCGCAAAGTGAGTCTTTCCCAAACCAGCAGCCCCATAAATCCAAACCCTGACTGGTTCTTGCTTTCCTGCAGCTGTAGATTGAACTGCTCGAACATGCTCTAGACAGGCAACAAAAATCTCATTTATCCTAGTAATGTGATCTTTAACATTGTATAGAGATTTTTCTTCGTGCGAAATTTGACCGAATATGATGACAATTTCATCCATGAAATTTCGAATTCGCTCAACAAGTCCCTCGCGCATAAATTGAAAGAAATCAGTTTCGCTTTTGATCAAGTATTCTTCACACTTGTAGCGCATGTCAATGATCTTTTTGACAACTGATGATCTAGCCTTCTCCTGTTGTGTTTGATATGAGAGTCCGAACAACTGGTAGATGATTCCCATTGTGCCATGATAAGCATCCTTTAGGCCCTTGTCAAGGAATGATTTATTGCGCATAAACATGCCCAAAGTTCCAATTCCTCCGATAATTCCCATACATGTTCCGACATTTGGCTTCTTAGATACTCGTCCAAAAGTGACAAGTGATAGGAGAATAAGAACACCAACTCCTGCCGATATATAGGTACTATTCTCGGTAATAAGGGATCCCTTAGAGTGTAGTCCTGTCACTCTGGAAATTTTCGTCATCAAGGAGAGTGGAGTTTCGTCGTCAGTGAGTACTTCAGTGTT